GTCTAGTCACGCATCGCCAACCACGGAAAGACCATCAGTTCCGCCTCTGTGTAAGGGGCTGGTTCAAACTTCTCAAACTCGAGAGGTCCCGATTTGTCTGGGAAATTGATGAGCATACCAGAATTGAGACCGGTCAGTTTCATATAGTTGCGAATTTGATTCCGAAATTCATCCTTGAGCCTCGAAGTGGACTTGAGCTCCAAGATGAACTGGCCAGCCACTATGAGGTCGGCGCGTAGGTTACCTACGTTGTGACCCCTGAATGACACGGGCAAGATCCGCTCAGACTCGTACGAAAACCCGTCTTCGCGTAGGGCGATTTCAAACGCGTTGTGGTAGACGCGCTCGGAATAACCGGGACCAAGGGTCGTCCAGATGTCTTGGGCAAGCTCAATGCAGCGATCCATGAGTAGCTAAGATGTATGCAAATATACAAACCTGCCCGAGGACAGTCATCTTGGCGAGCACAGGACCTGTTTTCCACTCGGCACCGTGCCACGTGGGATTGAAGGTAAATAGGGTATCGACCGCGACCCCTAGTCCGAGACCCTTGAGAACAAGTTCCCGAGGGACCGGCCCTGACCATACGACGACCATCGCGGCCGCAAACATGGCGGCCGCAGTCGCGTCTTTGATTTGACTAATTTTCATACTAAATTAGACGTGGAATTTTTTAACGCATACGGGCCAGGAGCTGGGTATTGGTGGGCATGCCAGCCCCGATGCGCAGGGTCCGTGCGCGCTCACGGGAACGGCTGCGCGTCCGGGAACGGCTGCGAGACCCAGACCCACCTGCAATGGCTTTGGTGCCCACGCGTCCGGCGAGCGTGGCCGCCTGGTGAGCGTTGCCCGAGGTCAGAACGTGCACGGTCGCACGGACGTTGTGCGCAATTCTCGGAATAAAATGGGAGATCACGGCCAAGAACGCAATGAACATGGTCCAGGATAGGTAAAACTCGAGGTTCTGACGGGCGCGATTAGCCGCCTGTTCATACTGACCAATCTGGCCGTCCATGGCGGTGACGACTCGGCTCGTCACCGATCCGACGATCCACTTTACGGCGAACATGGGATTGACCGCGGTGGCAACCGCCCCACCCACGTTGATGACGGTCTGACGGCCCGGGGCGTAGTTCATTGCGCGCGCGCCCCATGTCCGGGCGGCCAGCGGCGCGTTTCCGGTGGGCGTGGGGGCCATTGCAGGCAGGCCGCCCGCTGGCAGCTTCGGGAAGTGCATGACGGCGACGACCGCTGCAAGGCTGAATCCAAGGGTCAAAAGAACGCGCTTGAGAGTCGGCCGCGACAAGACCGAGAGGGCCACGGCCGGATGTTTGCGGAGCTCCCGACTGAGCGCCTGTTTGCGCTGCGGCGCCGGGGCCGTCAGTGCCATCTGAATTCCCGTATTCAGAGCCAAACGACGATTGTGACGGACTGAGGCGGCTCTCGGTGTCCACTGTTGGATTTCACGCAGGGTAGGCATGTATTAATTTAGGTTAAGAATTTATTTAACCTTTAGGTACTTGCGGCTAATCCACTTGGCGTCCTGGCGGTAAATGCGAGACGCACGGGGCAGAGTACGCTTGGTCAGGGTCCCGATGGCGACCAGACGGCGCATCACGGACAGGGGTTTCTCACCCTTGCTGATACCCTTGGTCAGCGCCTTGTGTCGGTTGGTCATGGCCTCGACCGGGTGGTAACCGTACCGGGTGAGCATACCACCCTTGAGCGGGCCGATCACCTTCGTGGAGCGGCCGATCGCACCCACGTCGTAGGCGGGAACTGACGCGACGCGACGGGTCGTCGCCTTGCGCACGTACGAAAATGCGGGACGGCCTTTGGTCTTCCGGACGGTGATCTTCTTGTGAGAAATCTTCACGACGTGACTGGAGCGGATATGATGTTTCATTTTGAAATGTACAGAGAAATTTACTGAGACATGCCCTTCATGAATAACTTGAGCTTTTGCTCTTGACCCGCTGAAAAATCAAAAATGTCCAGGTCGCCTGAATTTAAATTCAAAATAGGAAAGTCGTAGGTGGCTCGAGAGCGCATCTGAGTCGCGATTATGACCATGGCGTAACTTTTCATATCCTTTATTTCCGGAATTTTGTTCCATTCAAACGCGAGAACTAGGACCTCATCCCGAGGGCGGCTCAGAAATGGCGCGCACGGGATGGCCTCGGCTGTGGCGCCATCTATGTAGTGCCAGCCGTCGTTCAATTTAGCTGAAGAAATGATAAACGGTATGGCCACGGTGGCGCACACGGCATCTACGACGTTCATATCAGGTGCCGAGTCCACTGAGAAATAGACAGTCTTGCATGTATTGACACAGTATGAAGACACGTGAATCTTAATCGGCCAAGACTCATAGAGTTCTTTGAAGGTTACCGTTCGTTTCCCCGTGAATTTTTCAACCATGTCCGAAAAGACTGTATGCAATTTTGAACTAGAAATGAGTCCCCACTCCTTGAGGAGACTTTTGATGCTAGGCTTCATCATCTGCTTTATAGGAACCGTAAGCGTAAAGTCGAGAACCTTTGTGGTGTCCCCCTTGGCGAGGGCGAACACAAAAGCTAATAGGGCCCCGGCCGACGCTCCTGAAATCTCTTCAAGTTCGTCGAGCCGGCCCGCCTGTTTTAGTTTGACCAAGGCTCCCAAAAAGGTGAAATACCCCATGGCACCTGGGCCAATGGCCAAGTACTTGACCATCCTTCTATTTTAAATCTAAATTAGGACACTGGGCCCGCCGCACTTAGTAGTACTGGGGGAACTGGGAACGCAGGGTCGCGAACACGATGGCGAACACCAGGGTGTGCACGCCCACGGCCGCACCAGACGTCTGACCGCTGCGGAAGATGCCGGCAGAGCCCGGAGGCAGAGTCAGCAGCACGCCTGGCGTCAGCAGCACGAACAGCATAGCCGGTACGAACAGGTCAGCCGTCGTCAGACTGAGGCCCAGCACGTACGTGGCGATCGCCCAATAAAGGAGAGCCAACACCACGGCGTGCACGGCAGCCTGGACCAGGAGGCCGGAGCCGGACGGCAGGGCCAGCAGCAGGCCTGGGCTGAGCACCGCGAACAGGAGGGCAGGGGCAAGAACCTTCGGACCGGTAATATCGATCATTTACAAGTAATCAATATAATTTTCAATCCAGGCGTAAAAGTTGTGGGGAGCGACGCGGTCTGAGATGATCGGCAAGTCTGAGATCGAGTTCCACATGACGGTCTGGACGTGGCCTGGATCTTCGTTCGTGTACCACTTCGTGGGTTCGAGAACGAGCTCTACAAACTGTGGATAACCCGCGCGGCACTTGATGTAATTCTGTTCCAGATAGTTCCTGAGGTGCATCCACCCATCCAGAATCTCCTGAGAGTACATGTCCTGCCAGTCTTCGGGATGGAGCTCGGGATCAAACTCATCCGAGCCTTCTGAATCATACGCCTGATCATACTGGTACGCGTCACGCGAGTACTCGTCATTCAGGCCCATTGTTCTTACTTTCATAGAGCTACAGGTCCTTAAGCCCCGTCACGGTCACGCCAGCGGACTCTTTGATCGGCGCCGCATCCAGAATCGCCTGGAAGGCCCCCTCAACCTGAGCATCATTTCCACCGAAAAATGACCCTAAGCCCTTCTTGATCACATCCTTGGTGATAGCCCCCTTGGTCTTTTTGAGTTTGAAATTAACCTTGACCTTCTCCTGGACACGGACGGTGTCAATCTCGTGTTGTTGCATATGGACGGTTACAAACTTGCGAAGATCCTTCTCGCGTTCATTCAGAACGCTGAGATCTTTGCGAGCTGCAAGAAGCTGGGCCTTGAGGGTGACCCACTCAGTCATTGCCGCTTTAAAATCCATTATGAAAGACGGCTACATTGTTTTTAAGTTACAGAGGCGCGCGCGACTTACTGGTATTCCGGGCTGATCTCGAACTTGGGACGCATGGTGTCGGGCGGGATCGTGCTGAGGTTAAAGATGGAAACAGGCGAACGAGGGTTCATCGGCTCCGAGCGGAACTGCTGGTTGGCGTTGCGCAGAACGCCGCCCAGGGTCTCCGGGTAGCCAATCTGGCTGCGCGGGTCCATGTAGTTCTGGCCGCTCAGAATCGCCTCGGGGCTGAACTGCCCGAAATCCTCGGTCTGAACAACCTCACGGGGAATGAGACCCGCCGAGCTCATGTCGCCGCCGGCCAGATACGGGCCCTCACCCTGGGGCACCTCACCGGCCGAGCGGCCGGAGTTGGCGGCGGCGTACTTGGCGTTGGACAGGCTCATGCCCGACACGGCCGCACCCGGTTGGGCGAAGCGGCTCTTCTGAGGGGCAACCAGGAGTAGGAGAATCACAGCCGCGAGAACCATGATAGCCAGGCCCTTGCGATCCATTTATTATAGCGTGCGAATAAAATTTAGTCCAAGTAGTCGGCTGGGTCGTCCTCCTCGGCCTCGGGCTCGTCCGAGAAAAGGTACTCCTTGGGGAAGTTCTGGGCCCGGGTGCCTGTACGGACGCGGACCTGGATCACGCGCCAGATGGGACCGAAGGACTTTTTCAGAAACCACAGACCGGCCAACTCGAAGACCACGTCGCACTGGGAACCAGCAGCCACGTCCTCGAGGGCCAGAGCGTTCTTCTGGCTGTCGAACGCCATAGTGACCACCTGACCCTTGACTGATGCGAGCGACGCACCGAGGACGCCGTCCGTTACGCTCTCCTGGAAGGCGTTGGCGATCGTCTCATCACTGAGCTCCTTGCCGAACCACTCCACCTTGGACTCCTTGGCCTTGGTCAGAAGCTCGATGTCGATGGCCTCGAACGCCGCCTGATCTTCGAGCTTGAAATTCACCGACTTGGACGCGAGACCGTCCTGGGCCACAACACCGTTCACCTGAAGGCGCTGACCAGAAATCTTCAGAAAGTAACGACCGTCCGGCAGCTTCTGGGGTTTGGCGTACTCCATTATAATACTAATACTAAAATCTTCTTTAATACTAGATGAACTCATGCAGACAGGAGTTTCTGAACAAAGGATGTATGTGTTTGGCGGATCCGATGGATCCCCTGAAGACTATATGTGCATACATAAATCGGGAAAATGGTCTCGTGTACCCGTGTGATACTGGGTGCTGCG